CAAACAGTTACTGTAAAAGGTACAAGAGCCCTTAGAAAAGACAAGAAGCCAGTTAAAGCTACTTGGTATTAATTTATGTGGTTATCAGCAGTTAAACTTGCTTTAAACGCAGGAACTCACATCTATAAGAAAAAACAAGAAACTAAAATGGCTATGGCTGATGCTCAGCACATGGCTGCTTCAAAAATGGCCCGTGGGGAAACAGAATACCAGGGAAAACTTTTAGAAGCGCGACAATCAGATTTTAAGGACGAGGTGGTCCTCGCGATTCTCACACTCCCAATTTTGGTGCTCGCATATGGGGTCTGGTCGGACGATCCGGCAGCCATGGATAAGATAAAAGTGTTCTTTGAACATTTCCAAGCGCTTCCCCAATGGTTTACAAATTTATGGATCCTTGTCTGCGCGAGTATTTTTGGTATAAAGGGAACACAAATATTTAGGAATGGTAAAAAATAATGGCTAAAGATTGGATTCAAGGCGCAATTAAAAGACCAGGAGCATTTACAAAAAAAGCTAAATCCGCAGGAATGTCTGTTGGTAAATATGCAAATAAAGTTTTAAAGAAAGGAAGTAAAGCTGATACTAGAACTAAAAAACAAGCATCACTTGCAAAAACTTTAAGAAGTTTTCATGCAGATGGAGGTTTGACTAAAGTAAAAGGTTATAAACCAGTACTTGGTAATAATAAGTTTGGCTATCCTAGTGGTGGTGTATCAGTTAAAAAATAATGGACGGCGTAGATTTAATTTACAAATTAAAAAAAAGAATTGAAGAAACACAGAAGACTGTGCAGACCTATGTCTTAAATGGACAGGTTGACAATCATGAAAAATACCAATATATGGTAGGACAGCTTCGTGCTAACGAAGCAATTTTACAGGAAATCTCTACCCTGCTAACAAACAAGGAGCCAGAAGAAAATGAAAACACAGGAACAGTCATCGATCTCTCAAGTAAAAAAACCTAAACTTGAAATTCCCACAACTGAATTAGTCGGACTTAAAAAAGAAAAAGAAGTTACAAATCAAACAGCAAAATTACCCCAACCCACAGGTTGGAGAATATTAATTTTACCTTTTAAGATGAAGGAAAAAACAAAGGGTGGAATTATTATGGGACACGATACATTAGAGAAACAACAAGTTGCTTCTCAGTGTGGAAATGTTCTAGCCGTAGGTCCCCATGCGTATCAAGATAAGGAAAGATTTCCTGATGGGCCTTGGTGTAAAGTAGGAGACTGGGTCATGTTTGCACGTTATGCAGGATCTAGAATAAAAATAGAAGGTGGCGAAGTTCGTCTGCTAAACGATGACGAAGTTTTAGCAAAAATCGAGAATCCAGAGGATATCTTGCATGAATATTAATCATAGGAGAAACTTATGCCAGAAGACAAAGAAGATAAAGTAATAGACATCCCAACCGATGGTCCGGGAGCAGAAGTTACTTTACCAGAAGAACCCGTTAAAGAAGGAGCACAAATTGTTGATGTTCCTGCGGAAAAACCAGAAGGTGAAGTCGAAGTAAAAGACGAGCCTAAAAAAGAAGAAGCTCCCAAAGAGCTTATTCAAGAAGAAAAACAAGAAACACCTAAACAAGAAACACAAGAAAAAGAATTAGATGAATATGGCGAAGGGGTAAAAAAGAGAATTGCTAAACTTACTAAACGTATGCGTGAATCTGAACGTCAAAGGGATGAAGCAACGCGTTATGCACGTACAGTTCTTACAGAGCAAAAATCTTTAAAAGAGAGACTAGCTAAATTAGATACAGGTTATGTATCTGAAATGGAGAGTCGAATCACTTCGGGCTTAGAGGCCGCTAAATCTAGACTATCAACAGCACGAGAAAACAGTGATCTTAATGCTGAAGTCACTGCTCAAAAAGAGATAGCTAAGTTAGGTTATGAAGAAGCAAGATTAGCTGAAATGAAACTTAGTCAAGAAGCTAATACTCAAGCCGTTAAAGAGAAGAGTGAATTAAATCAACAACCAACAAATATTCAACAAGGACAACCTCAAAGACCAAGACCTGATGCACAAGCAACCGCTTGGGCTCAGAAAAATGACTGGTTTGGTAGTGATAATGCTATGACTTATACCGCATTTGACCTACATAAATCATTGGTTGAAGAGGAAGGTTACGACCCTCAATCGGGGGACTATTATGCAGAATTAGATAGAAGAATAAGACTTGAATTCCCGCATAAATTTGGTAATGTAACAGAACAAACGACTAAACCTACACAAACTGTAGCTTCGGCTACGCGAAACGTTAAAAGAGGTACTGGTCGCAAAACTGTGAAACTCACATCGTCACAAGTAGCAATTGCTAAAAAATTGAATGTGCCACTTGAAGAATATGCTAAACAATTAAACGTAGAGGAGTAATGCATATGAAAAAAACTAAAACTGAAACTAAACAAGTTACAGAAGAGGTTAAAAGAGACTCTCGCGCATCTACCGATAGGAAGGCAACTATGCGTCCTGTTGAGTGGAAAGAACCGAATGCTTTAGATTCACCACCTGCGCCGGATGGATTTCGACACAGATGGATAAGATCTGAAAGTCTAGGCTTTGATGACACTAAAAATATCGCTGGTAAATTAAGATCGGGATATGAATTAGTTATGGCTTCAGAGTACAAAGACTCAGGTTATCCAGTTGTACAAGACGGCAAACACAAGGGAGTGATCGGAGTTGGAGGTCTGTTGCTGGCCAGAATACCGGACGAGATCGCCGAAGCACGTCAGAAGTTTTATAGTGAAAAAGCTAAAGAACGAGACGATGCTGTCAAAAACGATTTACTGAAGGAACAGCACCCGAGCATGCCTATCAGTTATGATAGCCGCTCTAGCAAATCTTTCGGTGGTAAGTAAAAGTTTTTTAACAATTACTATCAACGAGAATTAAATTAACCGTGACTGGAGGTCCGCAAGGACAGGTCACAAACGGAGGAAACAACAATGGCTAATCAAGATGCCGCTTTCGGTCTAAGACCGTTAAAGACAATTGGTCAACAAGATGATTCCACTGGATTCAGTTCTTATTGGATAGACGCTGGTGATGCGAGTGTTATATATCAAGGTTCTTTAGCAGGTTCACCTGCTACAGGTACAGGGTATGTAGACTTACAGACAGCTGGTTTAGTTCTTAACTTAGGAGCTTTCTGGGGATGTTTCTACAATGACCCAACAACACTAAAACCTACGTTTAAAAATTACTATCCTGGAAGCATAACGCCTCCTGGAAGTGAAGATATTGAGGCTTTCGTTTACGACAGCCCCACTCAAATGTACGAAGTACAATCTGACAATGCAGGTGCTTCAGCTCAAGCTGACGTCTTCAAATGTTATGATATAGTTGGTACAGGAGGATCTACTTTAAACGGAGTAAGTTCAATGGAACTTGATGACGGAACTCAAGGAACTACTGGACAATTAAAAATAATCGGTGTTTCCCGTGATCCAAAAAACAATGACATTTCTGCTGCAAACGTCAACTGGCGTGTGATGGTAAATGAGCATTTACTAGGATCAGGAACTGCTGGTGCAGCCTAATAAGGAGTAATTAAACTATGGCAATATCACGACAACAACTAGTTAAAGAACTAGAGCCAGGTCTAAATGCACTATTTGGCTTGGAATATAAAAGATACGACCAGGAGCATAAAGAAATTTATACTACTGAGTCTTCTGACAGAGCTTTTGAAGAAGAAGTAATGTTATCTGGCTTTGCGAACGCATATGTTAAACCTGAGGGTTCAGCAGTTGCTTACGACAATGCACAAGAAACATTTACTGCAAGATACACTAACGAAACAGTGGCACTTGCATTTGCTTTAACTGAAGAAGCTATGGAAGATAACCTGTATGACAGACTTTCGTCTCGTTATACAAAAGCGCTAGCGAGATCTATGTCGAATGCTAAACAGATCAAAGCAGCTAACCCACTAAACCAAGGTTTACCGACTACGGATAACTTTGATTCTGGTGATGCAGTTTCTTTGTTCAATACAGCACACCCGACTATCGCTGGAACTTTTTCAAACACGCTTACTACACAGGCGGACCTTAACGAAACATCGTTAGAGCAAGCAATGATCGACATTGCTGCAATGACTGATGAAAGAGGTCTTAAAATCGCAGCTAGAGGAATGAAAATGAACCAATTCAACGCTGAGAGATTGTTAAAATCTCAAGGTAGAGTTGGTACAGCTGATAACGATATCAATGCTATGAAATCTATGGGAATGGTTCCTGAAGGTTACAGAGTAAATCACTATCTAACAGATACTGATTCTTGGTACATTATCACTGACGTGCCTAATGGTATGAAGTACTTTGAAAGATTACCTATCCAAACTAAAATGGAAGGTGATTTCTCAACAGGAAACGTAAGATACAAAGCTAGAGAAAGATACTCGTTTGGAGTATCAGACCCTAGAGGTATCTACGGTGTTGAAGGTGCTTAATCATTAACAAAACTAAGGGGCCGCCTCAAAACGGCCCCTTTTTTATTTATAAGGGTGAATATATGAAAAATTTCCTAGTACAGATAAATGCTTACCAATATCACGCTAAATTTGAAGTTTTAGCGGATGATAATGTTAAATCTATTGAAGATTCAATAGTTGACAAACTAGGAGATAAGAGTATAAAATGGGAATATCTTGGAGAGATGATGGATCCCAAGATGAACAGAATAACCTATGAGGAGGTTATAGATGGTACAAGACCTGTACAAACAAAAGAGGTCCTTGGAGTTGAGGTGGCAACTGGAGTATGAGCAAGAAGGTAAATATACTCTGGATATGGTCAAAATTGATAATGCTATTAGAGATGTTATCACTGAGATCAAGCTCGAAGAATCTAAGATTGCAGACAGAGAAAATGCAATCGTTAATGCCGCCCCACAAGTTTCAGTGGCTACTTAGATAAAAGTCACATCGCTGAAATCGTATATTTCTGTAAGGCTCTCTTGCACTCTACTAAAATCTACTATATAAATAAATCACTATACAATTAATTAGAATACTGACGCGTATAGTCGACGGCCTAGAGACAGTATTCGATAAACTAGGAGGATATAATTATGGCAACAACTACATTTTCGGGACCGGTAAAAGCGGGAACGATTGCAAATACAACTGGAACAACACTTGGTACTAACATTAAAAATGTTGGACAAGTGGTAATGGCACAGACGTTTTCAACAGGAGCTACTCTTGCGAGTGGGGCTTCTGGTCCAAACACAACTGATGTTGTTATTCCAGCTAACTCACAAATCATTGACATAGTGCTTGATAAGCCTACAGCAATGGGAAATGCTACTTGCGTTTTCAGTATTGGAGATACAGTTGGTGGAAATAAAACTTTCATCAATGATTATTCAATCACAACAGGTTCTGGAGCTGGAAGAGCATATCCAACTACTGAAGCTGGTGGAGCGTTAGCATGGGCGGACGTAGGAACGTCTGATATTAGAATCACTTGGACAAGTACAGGTGCTACTAATGCCGGTGAAGTTAGAGCTACTATTTTGTACCAACAAAATATTAACTTAAGCTAATAAACAATTAACTCTGAGTGGGGTGTAATGACCCCACTCTTTAATAGGAGAAAATAAAATGGCATACGATCCAACAATAAACACGCAGTTCGACGGAGCTAAAAAACTAATCTATGTTTTTAACATAGATGCTAC